ATAAGAGACAGCCTTTAACAAATCGATCTTGGCTTACTTCTCCGTTGCCGACAGCGTTTACAAGGGCTTTATATTGTCTTACGACAGAGGCTATTGATTGTTTTTGTTCGTCTGCTGCCTTTTTGGCTTTCTTAGCAGAGCTGGCCGCAGCATCACCACCACCGCCTGAAGATGCAGCCTGGGATGCAGTTTTTTGCATTTTGCCGACGGCTGCCTGAGCTTCACCGAGGGCTTTTGTAAATTTAGAAATATCCAGCGTCAACGACGCGGTTATCTGACCTGCTGCATCACCAGCCATTAGCGCCTCCTAAATGAACGAGGGGCGCTAGTCTTATTTTTGGCTTTCGCTTTATCCATGGCCTTTTTTTCCGCCTCATTCTTTATTTTGAAGTATTCGTGCCACTCCAAAAACTCTGAAACGGATAGACGCTCGGACAAGTCGTTGACGGTAGTGCCAAGAGTTTCTGCTAGAAAAAACAGAAACTGGCGCTCTCCGTCTTGCTTTAGTTTTTTGCGTCTTGCTCCGCTTCGGTATTCATTAACCGAACCGCTTCTGCCGCAAGCTCATCAACCCATCCGCCGGACGGCATGTTCATGAGCGTGGCTTCATCAGCCTTTTCAAAAATGTGTTCTTCTGTATTGGGGACGTAGCAGCAATGCATAATGGCAGCGATCTGGAGCTTGGAGAAGTCCTTGATTTCGCCTGTGGTACCACCGCCTGCGGCAGTCAAAATCTTGCTTCGCTGGCCTACTGTGGGCTGACGAATCTCTACGTCTTGGCCATTGACTGGCAACAAAGTAGAAGCTCGCTCGGCACCAGTGCCTAAAGTTGCTGTACGGATTAAATTACGGATGTTATTCTCTGACATATCGTCCCCTTATCAGCTTCCGATATCTCCAAATGAGTATGCGGAGCCAGTAGTTGTTCCTGTTTCAGTTGTGCTCTGTGGAGCGCCCTGGAAGGATATACTGGTTTCGACAAGGCCGTCAACCGCTCCTGTGTTTTCGTAGCTTTCAATGATGATAAAAGCTCTGAAGACCTGATCCGAGTTGGGGTCAAACTTGATCTCAAGCACCTTTGGCGTACCGTCTGACAGCAAATCAAAAAGCTTGATTTCGCCAGCGTCCGTATCATAGTCCTGATTAGGGGTCTCAAGCAAAGTCAGGGAGCCACTAAGGTCAACCAGGCCATTCATCTTGTCCCTGAAGACACCGCCATCCATAGTGGAACGATCCAAAATGTCGGAGGACACACTGATGGAAAAATCCGTAATCGTTCCCACTTCGTACTTGGGGAGATACTTGATACTCTGAATCTCTACGGTCGGCTCAGTAGGGTCAAAATTAACAATCCCGAAAAGGTGGTCGACAGTCGTATGGGGAACAGTGGTTGCGCCATCATCAAACAATTGCGCCTGTGACGGGTCCAAAATCTGCTGGTTTCCCGATTGGGGGATCTGCCAAGAAGTTCCACCGCCCAGATCGTTTAAAGATCCAGACGTTGCGGGAGAAGACGTGCCCGTCATATAAAGACGGCATAAATGTGCAGCAATGGCGGCCATACTGACCTCCTATGTGTCGAGAAAAGTTGGTGCGCCTGTAAGCTGTACTGAAACCGAGGCCTCAACAAGACCGTCAACCGAGCCTGAAATCTCTACAGACTCAACAATGCCCGTGGCTCTAAATCCTGCATTGTTTCCAGCGCCAGCATCCGCGCCACTCAAACCCATGAAAAAGTGCTTCGTCGTCGCGTTGGCGAGAGCAGAGAAAAGATCTGCAACAGTTCCGTTGGCACTGCCAGTCTCAAAGTTTGCGCTAAAAGACATCGATGCGTCCTTAAGGCCGGAAAGCTTAGTGCGAAAAGAACCGTCAGAGAAGGCCGTGGTGTCGAGAATGTCGGCACTGTTGCTCAGGGTGAGGTCTTTTGCGCCAGTAATCTCGGCTCCGTCAGGAGCGGTGGTCGCGCTCGCGTAGGTAGTAAAAGCGGAATTGTCGATCCGTAAAATAATCTCATGTGCTGCTAAAGCCATATTAGTGTCCTCCAAATAGACATTGTTTCAGGATGTAAGTTAACAGATTATACAACAAAAAAACAAATATATCTGCTAAAAACGCCCATATTTATAGATCCCAAAAAGAGAAAAGGGCGCGGAGTTGAACCGCGCTACAGGAAAGGGGAGGAAACCTGTATATCCCAACCTTTTCATAAGGGCAAGGCCCCTTCCGAAGAAGGGACACTTGCGGGAAAAATAAACATCAATTAAAGAGCTTGAAGAGCAACAATAGCGTCTATCTTATCCTGTACTGATGCCAGGTTACTATCAAATTCAGAAGCATCGCCACCGTTGGCGGTGTAGTCGCTAAGCCTCTTCATCATGTGGGCCTGGACCGAGTTCCACGCACTCATAGCCGATGAAAGCTCCGATGGTGTAGAACTACTGCTCACGGGATGGTTTGCGGTGGTGTCAGCCATCAGCTTGCCAAACTCCTCAGAAAGGTATTTGGCTTCGGCGGCCAGGGCAGCAGCCTCTGCTTCAGCAGCCTGTTTTTGGTTTAACATTTCAGATACTGCTTTAATTTTCTCCTTCAGAGTTTTATTGTCTGGTCCTATATGCTGGTCCATAAAATCAGCAGAAAGGCCAAGATAGTCGCCTTCCTCATGATGAGCACTCTGCCAGTTAAGGGAGGCTTCCAGTGCTTGCTTGCCTGCTGCGAGTTCCTGCATAGTGCTTTCAAGACTCAAATTGGCGGTGGCAGCGAGTGCTTGAGCCGTTTCAGCCGCCAAAGCCGCCACCCATTCGTCTTCCTGCGAAGGGGCTCCTCCTGCATAACCCTGTGCGCCAGCATGGCTGGTTTGGTTTGGACCTGCGAAGAAGTTCGCGCCTGCGATGGTCAATGTCTCAATGGTGCCCTCTTCTTGCTCGTTAGGAGTAACAGAAGAAACCGTTGGAGCCGGAGCCAAAACATCAAAAACACCTGCTAAGAAAGCTTGTCCTGAGCGAGTGGTGATTGTGATATCCTTTAAGCCTTCAGCGGCCATGTTGGCGTTGCTGATTGTGCCAGAAACAGTAGCGTTAGTGTCACTTACCGAGGTACACGACAGACCACTAATGCCTGCTTCGTTGCTTAGAGAGATCTTGATCTCGCCAGCGCCGTCAGGATAAACACCCTGGCCGCCATTGAACGCAGCTTCTGACATGTTGCTGGTGTTGCCGTTTGATACCGCGTTGTAAAGGTTTGTTCCAGTGAGGGTAAAAGAGAAAGCTGTGTCTCCAGCATCAGATGATTTACGCACTGAAGCGTGGTTGACAGCGCCGCTGGGATCAGCGGTAATGGTCGGATTACCAGGCAAGACGGCCAACTGATTAACATTCCATGCTGGCGCATTACTTGAAGATCCTGATGGAGTTTCAACCTTGAAAAAATATTTCAACGCTCCGGCAGCATCAGTCTGGGAAGCTCCATCGGCCTTAATGTCAAAAGTAAGGGTATCGTCGAGATTCGCAGCATTGTCTTCAAGCTGAAAGTTTGCGATTTCAAACTCACTGGTAGCATCCACAAGGCCCAACGCATCGTCTTTCATCACCTTAAGAGAGTATCCTGCACGGATATTCTTACCAGTGATTCGACAGGAGACTGCACCGTCACCGATCTCGATAGCTTGAGTATCTTCGCCGAGCTGACCTTCGCGGCCCTGGACGTAAAAAGAAGCAATCGTTGGATCCGCTGGGACAATTTCTAGGTCGCAAGGGAAGATCGCTGTGTGCGTTCCTGTTGCGGAAATTGTTTCATATTCCAAAGAAAGGCTTTGGGCTGCCTGAGCCTCTGTAGCGTCAGCGGCGGCAGTAACAGTAAAATCGACTGAGTGTCCGTCACCATTGCCAACAGGCGTTGTGGCAACAGGGTTGCTCACTGCGAGGTGCTGGTATGCCTGTCCTTGCCCGTTAACAAATCGCAATCTTGCGCCCTGGTCGATACCCTCAAGTCTCTTACCTGTGAGTCTCAATCTAAATTCTTCACCAGCTTCGATCTCCATATTTTCATCAGAAGTAGAGATTGGGTGAGGACCCTCAACGGATTCCAACTTGGAAGCCTCGGGTGCTCGGTAATAAATTTCAGTGGTAACAGAAGAAGTTGCAGGACCTGAGTAGGTCGCTGCGCTCATTGCTTGAAGACCGCGCTGGGCGTCAGTAGCTACAGTAAACGTAACTTCAGCGCTGTTTCTATCCGTAACTTGTACGCTTTGAACCGTAATACTTGGACCCATGTCCACAGTCATTGGGCTTGTGCCGTCCCACTTGTCATACATTTTTAAACCAGAAAGCGAGATCGTTTGCGCAGGCATGCCCTGCTCCAAATTAGGGGCAGTCGAGGAGCTTAAAGTGGCCTCGCCAAAATAAACGCGAAAAGCGTTACTAAGCGTGGTTGATTTAGTGATTACGTTTCCGTCAGAATCCTGAATGTCTTCACCGCTGGGGCCAGCAAGAGTCGTAATCGTAACGTCTCTCTGCTCACTGCCGTCAGCGTTATCAAGTGCGTCTTCTTGCACGTCGCAAGTTAATGTTATCTGTCCGTCGTCATTTACTTGTACACTACTAACGCTTACGCCTTCACCATGTACAAGTGCTTGAAGAGGATTATATGTTCTATTTCCAGACATAATTATTTCTATCCTTTTTCCCTCTTTTAACTC